CGGATGCGAGCACTAACGCTTCGTCACCGGCACGGGTGCTTGAAACTTTGGCGGTGAAGTACATGGCCTCAGCACTGTCAACACGCTCTGAAACCAAACCGACAGCCTGTGTCGAGTCGTGGTACATATACAGTTTTGGTGCTTTGCCTTCAACCGACAAACTGCCTGGTGCGAACTGCACGTTCGTTCCGTCTGAAACTGTGGCAAAAGTGTTATAGGGAACAGCAACACCAGTAATGGTGCGACGCTCTTGCCCGTCTGGGCCTGCAGCTTCTACGGCGAAAGTGTTTGAACTAAACCTAATCATGCCAACTCCTCTTGAGTGTTTTCTTCAACTGTTTTAGTTTCTTTTTCCATGTAACTGTCAATCTCTAGCCACTTCTCAACATCCCATTTGACATAGGTGCCTCGAGGCAATTGCTGTGACAGAGCTGACGAAATTGCTTGTGCATACATTGACAATCCGAAGGTCCACAAGTCCGACTTAGCGCCGGCACTGTTTGTATATGCGTACGAGCCTGTAGAAATACCCAATAGATACGGGGGCACATTACACAAGTTGGCGATCTCTTTTGACTGGTATTCGGCTGCATCTATCAGCAACATTTTGTCAGGTGTGGCCGTAGTTTCTGTGTACGTTAAAAACTCGTTAAGAGCTGCAGTCTGATTAGTGCTTCGAGCCTCGTTGAACGCTTCAGCCAAAGCACCTAACTCTTCAGCCGACAATGGTTCTCCACCAGTTTGCTTCAGAACGCCAGCTGGAATGGCGCTCGAAGCATTGCGGAAACGAGCATCGCAAAGTTTGAGTGCTGTAGCGATGGTTTGTTCGCTCATGTAGATCATGCCCTGTGTAGGACTGTAGATCTGGACTACATCGGCAGGGTCAAGAGCTCCACCGTTGAAATAGATTTCTTTGCTTTTACCGAACCACACCGGACCTTCGGCGTCGGCCGTGTCAATGGAGCCCTGTGGCAAACGGGTGGCGCTCGCCATGTAACCGTCTTTTGTGCGACTGGTGATGTAAAGAAAGCAACGGCCGTAGAAGAAAAGATCGTCAAAGATCCACGGGAACAAAAACGAGTTAGGCATCTCGGGATCAAGTTGGCGTAACCAGGTGCGTGGTGCCAACGGGACGGTTTCCATTTCGTTACCGTTCCAAATTTCAGTGCACATCTTCAATTCCATGCTTGCCAACACTGAAGCCATAAGGTCACGGCTTCGACTGATCGCAGGCACAGAAATAGCACGATTACGAGCCAAACCAGACTGGTACGTATACCAACTGCCGATTGTGTTCGGTGCTTTGTTCTGTCGGTAGTAATTCGTCCCAACTGCAGCAGCTACTGATTCCTCAGGAATAGGACTAATTGCAGCCTTTGTGACTTCTTTTTTGCTAAATAATCCCATTAGTTTTCCTTTGCAGGGGGATGCCGGTGGGGCCCCGACGACCCCACCGACACATCGCCGATATTAGTTCACCGTACTACCATCATGGGTTTAGCCCGATTCTGATACTTGCTTGATAACGCAATGCCCCACACTGCACACTTCGCTAACTCGATAGGGCCTGGACTCGACTTGTGCGAGATCATTACGCCCATTCCAGTTTTGACAAGGACGCTTCTGCATACGTGCTCTGACAAACTGACTTGACCAGAGTGTTTAACCCGACCTTCAATAATCATCTTTTGCGCAATGCCAGTCCACTTCAACATTTCGGCCTGACCGACCACAGTCATACGACGACGCAAGTTCAATGGTGCGTGAATCTCAAGAGTTGGTGTGATAGCCAGGGCAACAAGCTTGTCGGCCATGACCCGATCAATCTCTGACCACAGTGCGGTCTCGTTGTCAACGATAAATTCGACATGAGTGTGCACAACCCCATCAAACATTGACGATCTCACGCCAACATAACGATTGGTGTCCATGCTCATTTCCACGGCCAGCACGCCACCGGCAGGAATCGGATCATCAGTTTTACATGAAGCCCAGACGCCTTCTTCCAACCAACTGCCTCGAGAACTAATCCACATATTCAAGTGGGCACGCATAAACGAATCTTTTTTAGACACAGATTGCAAAGCCTCAATCGTGATCGTTTTACCAAGAGCAGGGTTTGCGTAACCCCAGTTTTCAGGGTCACGCCAGTCCCGATCACCAATAGACCATTCAGCAAAATACAACCGTGAAGGCTCGCCTTTTTCAATTTCAGAAATAGCAGTTTCACGCATATGTATCATCGCTTTGCTGGACTCATCACCAGCTGTGCTCCAGCAACTCAGCAATGGCGACTTGCGTGCAATCTGTGAAGGGCGCAGGGCCTCCGATAAACAGGACTCAGAGACGTTGAAAAGTTCGTCCACCACGATTAAGTCATAACTACCGCCATGCAAATTCGGGCTTGCAGCTCTTACTTCCCACATAGAACCATCGGGCATTGTGACCGACTTGCGCCCAAACGTACGCATTGCCTTAGCACCAAATGTTTCAACAAGGATTGGTGCCAACAAATTAAAAATGCTTTCGGCACGATCCAAACGGTTGGCAACCGACAACACATTTTGAGGTGTGCCTCGAAGCCTGGCAAAGTCAGTAAGCCACCATCCAATAAGCGGACACAAACCGCCTTGGCTCTTACCATTTTGTCGAGCTGTACTGCATAAAGATTCACGGAACAACAAGTCACCAGTGTCACCGTCATAGGACAACTGGCCAGTTAATGCACGAATTTGCCAATCAAACAGACAAATGTTTTGATGCCTTTCTGCCCACTGTGCAACTTGGGGGCCGTAAGACAGATTCGACCGGACAGACGTTTCCAATCTAGGTAAGTACCCTCTGACCTGCGGTAATGTCGGCTGGTCGTCGCTGGTTCCTGCCAAATCTTTGTAAGGAGAGATTACAAGAGGCGGTTCGGGGGCTTCCGTCTGCGTGGAAAAAAAGGGTTCTGTCTGATTTTTGACAATTCTTTTTTTGATGGACCCATATTTCTGACCTCTTCGGCTGTTGCATGATTTGCATGAGGGTGCAAGGTTATGCAGTTCATGCGTTCCACCTCGGTCGTATTCGAGTAAATGATCTGCTTCGGTTGCAGGCTTGCCGCATATGTAGCACTGAGGGTTGTCTCGTAATAGTTCGGCTCTGTTGTCTCTGTATTCTTTGCTGTTCCAGTGGCCGTGGTTCTTGGGTTTGTTTGTCATCGGGTGTAATCCTTTGTTTGTGGTAATGGTAGGTCAATGGCGTAGGTCAAGGGCTTTAGGTCAATAGATACTGACGCCCAAGCAAGAAGGGCACTTGCTCGGTTGTCCTCCAATTAACTGACAGAGTTGGGTGGTTTGTTTCCCCCACAATTTGGGCAAGTAGCCACAGGGTGCCGGTCTATTTGTTTTCGGTGGACAACCTTCGCCTTTGCGTTAGGGAACGCTGATCGCTCACTAGGCGTGAGCGTCTACCCACGTCACCGTGTGTTCCCATGTGCGCTTTCAGCTGGCGTCAGGGCTAATGATTCCCTCATCTGGAATCTGTTGTTCTCAGTTGTAATCGGCGACTGTATCAGGTGGCTATGTTGTGCCTTGATTCGAGGCGTACCCATTGCCCATTGATGTTTATCTCAGCAAACTTGATTCGTGCCGGCGTGAAGAACTGTCCGTTGATGGTTAGGTATTCAACATCGTGTGAGTTTGATATAGCGATAGCAAACACTGGTGTGGTGAATGACCATTCTTGATCACCTGTGACAATTCTTATCGGGTTGATGGGTTGCATAAATTCTGTGCCCATTGTCGGGTTTCCTTTCGTCGGATTAACGGATCATACTCACCAGGTGGTGTGAGATGTCAAGTATCCCCCACAAAACCTCTGTAATCAGTAAGGTTTGCATATGCAACGCCAACTTGGTCGTATCGCTCAGCTGCTTAACCGCAATGGAATTGACATTGATGAGATCGGTGAGATCAAAACGATGTCTATTCGACAAACGCTCGCTAAGAACGAACAAGGCAAGACTGAGGTGCATGATTTGACCACGATCCAGTTTTCTCCTAAGTGGGAATCGGGTCCTGAATGGCCAGTGATTAAGCAAGGGCCAGCGATTAGGTTGCCAGCCATCAAAGCGTTTAAAACTCAATCAGAATGGGATAAATGCTTCATTTTTCCTGACATACAAATTGGCTATTTTGCTACAGCATCGGGTGAACTTGAGCCGATCCACGATGAGCGTGCTATCGCTGTAGCACTAAAGATATGCAAAGACGTGAATCCACAGCTTGTGGTTATGGTTGGGGATAACTTAGACCTTGCTGAGTTAGGCAAATATGTGGTGACTCCTGCTTATCAGCGGACTACCCAGGCAACAATTGATCGTGCCACTGTGTTGGGTGCACAGATTAGAGCTGCAGCGCCTCAAGCCAAGATCGTGTGGTTGGCAGGTAACCATGAAGAACGGTTGTCGAAATACATTTTGATGAATGCTTCAGCATCGTTTGGCTTGAAGCGTGGCAATACTCCAGCCGAATGGCCAGTCATGAGTGTGCCGTATCTGTGCCGTTTTGATCAGTCAGATATTGAATACAAGCCTGGCTATCCGGCCGCCCACTTTTGGGTGACTCCAGAGTTGCGGATTATCCATGGCGACAAGGTTGCTAGTGGTGGCAGTACGGCCCACAAGTATTTGGCGTCTGAGAAGGTTTCTGTCGTTTATGGGCATATTCACCGCCGTGAGTGGGCCGAGCGCAGTAGAGACGATTTTGATGGCCCTAGAACGGTTATGGCGGCTTCACCTGGCTGTCTGTGTCGAGTGGATGGTGCGATCCCTAGCGTTAAGGGTGGCATTGACCTTGAAGGGCGTCCGATTACTAGGACTGAGGATTGGCAACAAGGTGTAGCAGTCATACCGTACGATCCTGTAAGCGGTCGGTTTGTGTATGAGCAGGTCGCTATTACTAACGGCTGGGCTATGTATCGAGGGAAAGAATATGAAGCAACAATTGATCCATATCGTTTGGCATGACGCTCATTCAGTCAGTGAAACATGGGCTACTAAGCATGAGATTGATGCAGCGCCGTGCATTGTTTCGTCTGTCGGTTGGTTGATACCTGGTGCCAAGCATGAGCATATTGTTATTGCTCAGTCAATGATCCTTGACCAAGATCACTTTGATCACATTCTTGCTATCCCTGTGGGAATGATTAAGCAGATCAATCGGTTGAAGGCAACTCGAATCTTGCCGGTGGAGACGCTAGACGAACAGTGATTTCGTCCCAGTTCTGTGGACGCCAGACGTGCACTTCCATACCTGTTTTTTCTAGTAGGTCTAGCCAGTCAACTTGGTGTTGGCTGACACGGCCACGGTCCGTTTTTAATTCGACAAAAATACAGCCATAGGCAGGGTGCACCATGACTAGATCAACGAAACCACGGTCGCCAACTACGGGTGTGAAATGGTTTTTGCCGACCTGTACTGTGCGAGTGTGATGGACACGCCAGCCACGAAAGTTGGCTAACTGCATCACTGCTTTTTGGAAGTCTTTCTCAAGCATTCATGAGCCCGTCAATAATTTGTGATGCTTCACGTTTAGTGGTTGGTGCTTGACCTTCATAATTCTTTGAACGCAACAAAGCCATTTGTTTGGCGGTTGGTGGTTCGGCTGATGAGCCAAGAGCTTGTGTGCGTTGCACTGATGTTGTCAATGGTTCTGCAGGACGGTCACCAACTACCTGTTCGCCTTGACGGTAAACCTTGACTATCTCTTCAAGTGAAGCACGTTTCTTTGCACCTTGATATTGGTAGTTAGCCAGGGCCCGACCGATAGCGGATGTCTCGCAGTTCTCTAAAGCACTGGTTTTGTTGACCATTGAAGAGTTGCGTACTTCTTCGGCGTATCCGGTCGTTGTCGGTA